GAAGAAGAAATGGTTGGATTTATAAAGCCGTGCTGGAGATTGCTATGCTGGCGCCAATCACCATCGACAGAGTAACGAAGACCGTTGGACGGCTCGTAACTCGCCAGAATGGCGCCGACATGGAAAGGCGTTCCATTGCACTGAATCTCGATATTCAACGTACCACGGAGACGACAGTAGTTATTAACCTTGTCAGAAACTGCAGTGTTGTTGAGAAACAAAGCCCAAGGGTCGATGTGCAGGTTGATTGGTGCCGCCGAAGTCCAATCATAACTCGCAATCTTGACCGGTCGAGAGAGAAACTCGCCGAGTTGGTCGTTGTTTGGCGCTGAGGACAAGAAAGACAGGTCCTGAGAGGGTTGCAAAAAACCCTCTTGCGTAGGCGTGTCATGAGCGAACGTCGTGACCTGGGCGGTGTTCGTGAGCGTAGAATCAGTGAGATTCTGCTCCTGAATGTATGTGGAACCCTCCTTGGTGGGGTTCCCGTTTGTGTTTATATCGTCAGTCGTTCAAAATAAGACCCGCGCTTGAACGAAAACGCGAGAATGTGTGTGTTCTATAGTCGAGAAGCAGCCTTATCATCTGAGGGGACCACTAACCCTCGGAGGGCAGGCAACTAAATGCCAGCTTCTCTGACTTGCCAGAATTTGCGAGAAAAACTCACGGGATCCTGGTCATCCCTAGTTGCGAAGTTCGTGAGGGGCCGTCTGACCTCGTCATAGTGCTGAGAGCGGGACTCAAGAATCCCCTCCCTGTCCATGAAGTACGTGCCAAAAGCCTCTTCACCGAAAACATCGCACATGGCAGAATGCATTTTTGAGGACAAATCCTCCCACACATGCTCCTCGTGCGACGCGAGGTAAAAAGCCACCTCATTACATCGCATGATCATGGCATCACGCTCGGAAAGCTCCTTATTGGGAACCCACCAATTCAACGTCTTCAAAAGACTCTGAATCTCTAGTGTGGCGTAAACCCTGGAGCCCTCCACGCGGAAACCGCGTTTCAAGTAGTTCCAGTCTTCAACTGGAAATGAGTCGGGAACGTCGTCACTCTTCGTGGGACTAGTGATCGTCATGTCCCAGTGTTCCCGAGCCGTTTCGATGATGTAGCGCAAGTTAAAGCCGTCAGCATGTGTAGACAACATGCCATCGTCTCCGTACTTGTCGTGAGCACAAAGCTGCACGAAAGAATCGCCATCCAAGTCATACTCGGGACGATCCTTGATGAAACGCTGCCACAACATCTCTAGGATCAACTCCTGGATGATGCTGTTCTGAAACGCCGTTGAGAAAAGTCCCGACCCAAGTGAGCCCTGGACTTCATAGAGAGTATTCTCGACGTTGTATATGGGGCGCGTCATCAACGCCAAC